ATTTTTAAAAGAACATGGGCGCGGTGATACTGCCCCCGCTTCTCTCAACGATGCTCGGCTAAGAAAGACATTATTAGAATGCGAAAGAATTGAGTTTGCTCTTGCGGTGGATCGTGGGGAATATAGCAAAAATATAGAAGTTAAGGAATCAGGTATTCGGGTCGGTTCAATTTTTACAGCAAAACTCAATGCCTTAGTAAATGATGCTTCGGGAGCCTTAGCTGGATTAGATGAGTCAAGTTTAAAGAAAAAACTTCACGAAAGGATTCAGGGGATTCTTGCGGAAATACAAACGGAGCTTGCAAAGGTTTGAACCCACTAGTTGAAGGCTTACGCAGCGGTATAAAATTAGCCTTTGATGGAACGATTTTGGATTGGGCAACCGACCACGTTTGTTTTCCAAATTCTGATCGGGCTTCCAAATTTGATCCCTCTATCGCGCCGTGGCTTAATGCTCCGCTTTTAGCGGCAAGCGACGATGAGACAACGCAAGTTTTTCTTCGCGCTCCTACTGGCGGCGGAAAAACGACAATGATGGAAACTCTCGCCTGTTTTATCGTTGCGCAAAAGCCTGGGCCTACGTTGTTTGTGGGACAGACGGATGATATGGTTAAGGATTGGACGGAATCTAGATTGCTTCCAATTTTTAATGAATGTCAGCCTGTAAAAGATTTGTTTCCCGAAGATCGTCACGCACTAAGAAAAACAACAATTTTGTTTCCTCATATGGTTTTATTTGCTGGTGGCGCAAATATGACAAATCTCCAAGAAAAAAGTATGCGTTACTGCATCGGTGATGAGGTTTGGCGGTGGAAAAATGGAATGATCAAGGAATTGAAAGCTCGTCATCACGACCGCTGGAATCGAAAAACTCTCCTTGTTTCTCAAGGTTGGGATGCCGGCCACGAAGCGGACGCCGAATGGGAAAGCGGCACCCGAGAGGTTTGGGGATGGACTTGTTCCCATTGCGGGAACTGGCAAAGATATTTATTTGATCATATTGAATATTCTGTCGAACGAGATGAAAAAGGAAGCGTTCTGTGGGACAAAGTTCAAGATTCCATTCGGATGAAATGCGAACATTGCGAGGTAAAATACCACGACACCTTGGTGACAAGGAGGAATCTCGCAAACTCATCAAGCTATAGGGCAATGAATCCACATCCTGTCCGTGGACATAGGAGTTATGAATATCCAGCCTACGCCGTTTGGTGGATTCCGTGGTTCAATATTGTTAAAGAGTGGATCGAGGCTAATGAGGCTAAAAGCAGCGGGAATTTGGAGCCTTTGAAGCAATTTATTCAAAAAAGAAAAGCTCAAACGTGGCAGGACGAGGTCGTAAGCAATCTTCCCGATATAACCACGGCAGATTATTCAAAATCTGAATATCTTGAGGGGCAAAAAATAGATGGCGAACATCGCCGATTTATGTGCGTGGATAAACAACGCGACCATTTTTGGTGTATCGTTCGAGCTTTTCGCACCGATGGATCTTCTATGCTTTTACACGAATCGCGCCCTCTAACGTGGGAAACGCTTGACGCTATTCAGCAACAATTTAATATTATTCCAAGATGCGTGGTGGTGGATGCTGGTTATGATACGCCCCTAGTTTATGAACAATGTGCAAGAAGAAATTGGACAGCCTCGCACGGATCGGGACAGGATAAATTTTATCACATGGAAAATGGTAAACGCTATATCCGCTTTGTCTCAAAAATCGAAGGAGCACAAGCTGGATCACATGGATTGAAGTGCGCCTATTTCTTTTATTCAAATGAAGGCATTAAGGATAAACTTGCTTCGCTTCGACAACAAGATGCCGTTCCAAAATGGGAAGTGGCAAGAGATGTTTCTGATGACTATAGGAAACAAATGCTTTCCGAGATGAAAAAGGATGTAATTCACGCAAAAACAAAACAAGTTGAACAAAGATGGGTGCGTATTGGCGGAAGACCGAATCACCTTTGGGATTGTGAATGTATTGCCATTGCATCGGCAATGCTGGCGGGGGTTTTACCGATAGGCGAAAATTGACATCCCTCACCTTTTAAATGGCGATGAACAAAACATATTTCGGATTGCCTCTTGCGATATTGCAGGAATTGCAAACTGATTTTACCGCTTGCCTAAAAGCAATCGCGGTAGCAGGAGCATCTTATAGCATAGCGGGACGGAGTTTTAGCCGCGCAAATTTAACCGAAGTGGCGCAAACAATAAAAGAATTACAAGCGGCTATTGACAATGCTGGAGGAAATAGGGTAACAAGATATATCCCCACATTTCCAACGCAAAGACCTTAAATATGGATATTTTTACAAAAGCCCTCTCGTTTGTTTCACCAAAAATTGCTTTGGACAGGATGGTAAACCAAGCAAAGTTGCGAAATTTCGGGCGATTCGATTCTGCGTTAGCTAGTGAAAAACGAGGCATAAGTCGGGGCGTAAGTGGTGGCGAAGATACAAGCGGAACGAGAGAAAGATTTGCGCTTATCCGTGCCGCTAGGGATTTGGCTGATAATTTTCCTCCTGTTCGGTCGATTCTTCTTAAATTCGCAACGTATGTTTCGGGTCGCATTGCCTATCAAGCCAGAACTGGCGATCATAATATTGATACGGAAATCGAAAGATATTGGCAAAAATGGTCTAACAACTGCGATTTTCTAGGTCGTCATAATTTTACAACATTACTCCAGCTTTCCGTAACCGCAATTTTGAGAGACGGAGATTGCGGTTTTATTATTGTTCGGGACGGCGAAGATTTAAAATTGCAAAGCGTGGAGGCTGATCGCATCGGTTCACCTTACGATAGAACTGACACCGACAAATATATTGGCGGAATAAATGTAGATGATTATGGACGACCCCTTTCATACACGATTTTTACTCGCACTATCAATAACCAGTATGTCTCTCCTGTTGATATTTCTTCAAAGGAATTTATTCACCTATTTGATGCAGCAAGGTTGGACGAATATCGTGGCAGATCTGCTTTTGCAACTGCGCTAAATGCCACCCGCGATTTACAGGAAGCAATAAAAGCAGAAGTTCAAGCAATTAAATATGCTTCCTACCAAAGCGGGATTATTACCTCCGAAAGCGGAGCGGCTAATTCAAATGACTATTTTTCCAGAGGCGACTCAAACGATCAAGGGCAAGTGGCTAAATTACAATCGCTTGACCCAGGTTCTGTAAATTATCTAAGTGCTGGCGAAAAAATGGAAATGTTCAAATCGGATCGTCCGACAGGAGCATTTGGAGAATTTATTCGCCTAATTCAAGCCCATATTTGTATGGCAGTTGGACTTCCCTACGGATTTGCTTTTGATGCTGATAAGTCTGGCCCGATGGCTCGAATGGAATCAGCAATGGCGGAACGAACATTTTTGCGCTGGCGTGGATTATTGGAAGGACAATTTTTAAATAGAATAAAAAATGTTATCTTGCTTGATGCCGCCGCGCGTGGGCTAATTCCAGATTCCGAATATCTTCTCGACGGTCGCTGGTGCTGGCCAGCAAAAGTTAGTATTGATTATGGTCGTGAGGCAAATGCTGATATTTCTTTATGGAAAGCTGGTCTAAAAACAGCAGGACAAATTTATAGCGATATGGGTGAAGATTATGAAGAGGCACTTCGCGCACGGGCAAAGGAAGCAAATATGATCAAGGAACTTGGTCAAGAATTTGAGATACAACCTTCGCGCATCTCCGATTCTGTGCCAATTACGGCGATTGATACAATTTTCGACGAAAGTAAAAACGAGGCACCACCGCTTATTCAAAGCATTGGTATTGGCGGGACTGATGCCTTAACTGGGATTTTAGGTTCTCTTGGAAGAGGTGAGTTATCAGCTGAGCAAGTGGGCGTAATTCTTCGAGTAATTTTTGGAATGGATGAAACAAATGCTAATAAGATTGTTGCCGCCGAGCCTTCGGCAAAGGCGGAAGATCCACAAGCATTCGCCGCATTTGCCGACGAAAATAAACCAAACAAAGGCATGATCGCCGAGGCGTTAAAAGGTTTGGAGTGGCGGAGAAAATATAATCGCGGCGGAACGGCGATCGGTGTTGCTCGCGCTCGCGACATCAGCAACGGCAAGAATCTTTCGGATGATACCGTTAAAAGAATGCACTCGTTTTTTTCGCGTCACGAAGTTGATAAAAAGGGACAGGGATTTACGCCAAATGAAGACGGATTCCCATCCCCAGGCCGCATTGCATGGGCGTTGTGGGGCGGAGACGCAGGTCAGACTTGGGCGGCTAATAAGACGAGCGTGATGGCAGCAAAAGAAGCTGCGTCAAAACAAAAGGGAATGAAATTCTCACGCGATCAACACGGCAGATTTAACGGCGTTAATTTGATTTCCGAAATGGTTATGCCGACCCCATCCATCGGTGAGTCGCAATCTGACTTTGTTTCCCGTTGCATGGGAGATGACTTAATGACTTCAGAATACCCCGAAACAGCACAACGCGCAGCCGTCTGCCAAGCACAAACAAAATGATAACACAAGGAATCGCACTCTCAGCAAAGCAAGCCTTTTTGATAGGGCTGCATCAACCGAACGATCAATATAAAATCGCGCTATACAGAACGGATGCGAAGATCGGGCCGGAACTTCAGAAATACACGCCGAACGGCGAGATCAGCGGCAACGGGTATGAAGCCGGTGGCATAAAGCTATCGGGATTCAAGACAGG